TATTAACCACAGAATCCAAGTCTTAAATCAAGGTGTTAAGTATATGGATACGTTAACCAATACCATGCCAAGAAACACTAAACTTCACCAAGTCTTTGAGATGTTACAAACAGATAATGGAGCGACTACTCGTGAAATTATGGACTCTGTTGGCATTAATGACGCAAGGTCTGTAAGAAGAACCATTAACACTATAAGACGTAAACTAGGCGATTGTAGTTTAGTCATATGTCTTAATCAAGAATACTATGGACATTTAAATGGAACTTCAAATGGTGCATACGACTTAAATGGTTATAAGATTCCCTTAGAAGTGGAAAAGGAGTCACAAGGTGAAATTGTTATTAATAACAATGCAGACTCTCACCCATTTAATAATTTAGCAGAGTCTTTAAAGACTTGGTTTAACAACAGAATTTCACGACTAGGTAACTAGTCGTGAATACTTTCACAAACAAACAAAAGGAGTCAATCGTGAATAGAAGAATTAAAATCAATAATAAAAAAGTTAAATTAAATAATAAAACTTTTCATTTAAGGTTTGTTATGAATCCAATACTAGGTGGCGAATTTGAATTAGATTCTTACAATGGAAAAAATCTAATAGCCGAAGAATATCAAGATACAGTCTTTGAAGTTCATAACATAGTTAAACAATTAAGAAGTACTTATAATAGATAATTTTTAACTACATATAAAATCGGTGGGGGTGTGCCATATACACCCCCTTTTTTTTGGTTTTGTATATATAGGGTGCAACGCACTCGGTTTTCCTCAAACACCCCCCAATGTTTTCAAAACGGCACCCCAAAAAAAATTTTATAAAAAAAATTCTTGACCTTTCGGCACTGAAAACCTATGTTACATATATGAAGAGCTACATTATGAATAAAGATGAGGGTGGCACTATTTACAGTGGCACACCATCACAGATTATAGATCAGATAACCACAAACTCAAAACTTGGTTTTAAGACCAGGGAAGATTTGAGACGTACCTATGCGTCATTTGCGTGTGATTGGACTGGAAAGCCAGTAAGATTTCATGCAGATAAAGACTTGGTAGATGATTTAATTGAGTGTGGCGTGTTAAAGGAGCAAAAATGAAAAAGAACGATCAAAGTTTCAGTGATTGGAGTGGTGAAAAACTAAAATCACAAAGAAAAGACTTAAACTTGAGCCAAATAGACATGGCAAAGAGGCTTGGTTTGAGCGAAAGAGGGTACAGATGCTATGAAACAGACAAGTATCGCATACCTCTGTCCGTAAAATACGCTGTTCTGTATTGGACAGAAGCTAAAAAAGCAGAAAAAGTAGCCAAAAACATAAAAAATTTTGATGAAGAGGCAAGACCTTTAACAAAACATGAAAAAGAACGCATTTGGAAGCTTTGCAACGCTATAGATCATACATTAGGCGAGGCAGATAAGCGTCAAGATGAGATTTGGGTATCAAGATTGCTTGATCAGAGCAATCGAGAGATGACAATGCTATTGCAAAAAGCGAGTTAGTGGGTTAATATCTCCTAAAGAAGCTTTTTTCGGAGATTTTACATGGCAAATGGACCTATGGGCGGGTTTATGCCGACCCCCGCTGCCCCTGCACAACCACCGCAGGTAAAATTAGATACAACTGCCGATAGCAGGGGTAATTTTAATAATTTTTTAAAAAACATGAATGGTGCTTTATCAGTTGATCCTCCAGTTATGGCACCATCAATGGGTGCTATGACTCCAAACATGGCACCCGCTTTATCGAATATAGATATATTCAATCAGCCTGTGCAAAATTTCGAGACAGGTGGTTTTGCAGGCGATACATCAGGTACTTTTAGCGTAGATGAAGATACGGGTGAAGTAACAGATGATTTTAGTATCGGCGGTGGAGGCTTTGGTGGTACAGGGGGTACTGAAGAGGAATTTCAACAAGCTTTAGATGATGAACGCTCAACAGATTTTACATCCGAAGATATATTTCAAGATGACGCACAAGCGTCTGTAGGCACGCCATCTGTTCCTAACGTAACATTTAATAATCAAACTATTTTAAACGCCACGAGAAATTTGCCAGAGGGTAGCGAGGCACAAAGAGTTTTTAAAAAAGACACAATTGCCACTTTGCAAGATTATGCTAAAAACAATGATTTAGCTGGTGCCTTAAATCAATTTCAAATTGCAGCGGTAGATGGTGATAAAAGAGGGGAGAATATTGTCAATAGTATTATCCAAGCCTCTAACGTAAATCCAGCTGCTTATTCTAGGGCAGTCTTTAATCAACCAACTACATCTGATATTTTAGCCACAAGTGAAAACAACGTCATGGACGCAGTAAATTTAGACAAACCCATAGATTTTTTAGAGAGAGAGGCTAATCCAAGAATAGGCAGTCCAGCTCTTGCAGGTCTTCCAGGTGTTAAGTCAAGATTTAACACACAAAAACAAACAATACCTGACGTTCCTGTTTTAGCACCAAGAACTCAATTTCAAAGAAATGTAGAAGATCAAAGAGCCGCCGAAAGGGGCAGAGCATTAGGTCCAACTACTGTTGATGATAGTTTAGATATACTTGACACGTCTATGTTTAATCAAAGGGTGCAAGATTTATTAGATCGTGGTGCTGAAGCACAAAAGATAAAAGATCGTGAAAATAGAGTGCAAGAATTATTAGATCGTGGCATTAGAGCACAAGAGATATTTGACACTCAAAAAAGATTAGACGAAGACACAATTGCAGAAAACTTAGATAGAACACCGACAAGAACAGTAAGCAGAGGCTCTCAAACAACCACTGGATTGGACAGTGAATTTGGAGATGTTTTTCCTACAGTTGATCAGTTTGCTATTGAAGCACCAAAAGTTCAAGCTTTATTAAATAAGACAAATTTGATGCCACAAGCCACTGGATTTAAAGTAGGCGAAACAACTATACCAAGTTTAGCAAGTGGGATAAACACTTTACTGTCTGGTGCAACAGATATGATGAACAAAAGAATTTATGATGGCATAACTAAAAAGGGGCAGACACCAGTTTATGATCCAGTAACTGGAAAGATTACTGGCTCAAGAGATGCTAGTTCAGGAATTTTAATGGAGGGTATGGATTTTGCCGATCAAGATAGAGCCACAAGCGACAGCGATCCAACTCCAATCATTAGACCCTTAACACCTAAACCAGAAGTAGACAAGCCTGATCTACCACCCAATGTTATTGGTGGGACAGGTGGACAATTAGGCAACCTACAACCAATCGTGGCTGATACTGTTGTTGCAAGTCCTTTTGCACCAGCATCATCAGGAATACAACCTGTTACTTTCGATAGTGGTGATTTGAACAAGTTAATCGAGATGTTGACTGGCGTTTCTGCAAGACCAGTTGTTTCTGCTAAAAAAGGTGGTGTGATTGGCATGGCTAATGGTGGGTTAATTAAAGCGGTAGATGACTTCTTAGCAGCAGGTTAATGAATTTAGAATACACAGAGTATTTGAGTGATGATGAGTTATCCAAGATAGCTCCAATGCTTGAGCGTCTAACTATGCTTGAGAAACAAAAGATCTCACAAGATTTGTATATGGATTTTGTTAAACGCATATGGCCTAGTTTTATTGAGGGCAGACATCACAATATATACGCTGATAAGCTGCAGCAAGTCGCTGACGGCAAGATTAAGCGTTTGATTGTTAATATGCCGCCAAGACATACTAAATCTGAGTTTGCGAGTTATTTATTTCCATCTTGGCTTATGGGAAAGCGTCCTAATTTAAAGATTATACAAGCAACACACACGGCAGAGTTAGCCGTTGGTTTTGGTCGTAAGGTTAAAAACTTAATTGATAGCGATGATTTCCGTGATATATTTCCTGATGTAAAACTAGCTGCCGATGCTAAAGCATCGGGTAGATGGTCAACGAACAGTGGAGGTGAGTATTATGCCGTTGGTGTTGGAGGTGCTTTGGCTGGACGAGGTGCTGATTTGCTCATTATTGACGATCCTGTTTCTGAACAAGATGCTTTAAGCCCTACTGCACTTGATAGTATTTATGAGTGGTATACATCTGGACCAAGACAAAGATTGCAACCCGGAGGTTCTATCATTATAGTGATGACACGTTGGGGGATTAAGGATCTCACGGCAAGAGTGTTACAGAAACAAGCTCAAGGAGGTGCAGACAAATGGGAAGTAGTAGAATTTCCAGCGATATTTCCAGAGACTGGAAACGTACTTTGGCCAGAGTATTGGAGCAAAGACGAATTAGAAGGCGTGAAAGCCTCGATACCCGTAGGCAAGTGGAACGCCCAGTATATGCAAAACCCAACAGCCGAAGAAGGGGCGATAATTAAAAGGGAGTGGTGGAATGTTTGGAATCGTAGTGAGCCACCTGCCTGTTCCTACATCATACAGTCATACGACACGGCTTTTACTAAGAATGAGCGTTCTGATTTTAGTGCTATTACTACTTGGGGTGTTTTTACTCCCATCGAGGGGGAAGGAGATGCCATCATCTTGCTTGATGCCGAGAAAGGCAGATGGGATTTCCCAGAACTTAAACTTAAAGCACAGGAACTGTGCGAAGCATATGATCCTGACATGATTCTCATAGAACAGAAGGCAAGTGGCACGCCACTTACTCAAGAGTTAAGAAGAATGGGTGTGCCCGTTACACCCTTTACACCAAGCAAAGGTGCAGACAAGTTTGCTCGTATGAACGCCTGTGCACCAGTGTTTGAGAGTGGCATGGTGTATAGACCCGATGCTAATTTTGCAGAAGAGGTTGTAGAGGAATGTGCAAGTTTTCCACATGGCGACCATGATGACTTGGCAGATTCGATGACACAGGCTATACTAAGATTTAGGCAAGGTGGTTTTATCACCACGCCAGACGATGAAGAGTTTGAACCTAACTATAGAAGAAAGATGGAGTATTACTGATGAGTAAAATAAAAAAGATGGCAGAAAAAATGATTCCAGGTGATTTAGTTCAAGCTGGAATTTATTCAAATCCAATAAAAAATATTGGTAGAGTAATTCAAATAGAGGTTGCAAAAAAAATTGCTGGAAAGCCAAAAAAAATGAATATGGGTGGAGTAGTATCTGGCCGAGGTGGTAGTTTCAAAGGAACAAGATAATGTCAGCAAAAGATCCTCTTAAAAGTGTAGCTAAAACTATACAGACAATTGCTAGTGGCAAAACTGGTATAAAAAGTGTTGATAAACAGAAGAAGAAAGACGCTATTCTTACAAAAAATTTGAAAAAACTAGCAAAAAGGACTAAAGTAAAAGCAAAGCCACAAAAGTTTGATATTACAGCAGATTCAAAAAGTCCGTTTAGTATTCAAAAGCAAACAATATTGATGAGTGGTGGTGGAGAGGTTGTTAATATGACTAAATCAACAATGATTAACCCAGAGACAGGAGAGTAATATGCCCGGAATTAAACCAAAAGGTATCAAAAAAATAAAAGGCATGACACCAGAATTACAAGAAAAAATGGAAGATATTATGAAAGAAATTGGCATGATGTCTCCAAGAATAAAGCCAGTAAAAAAGAAAGATGGCGGACTTGCAGCGGCGATTGAAAAAGTTAAAAAAGAAGATGCTGTTAAAATGGAAGCTGGTGGTGATCCAGCTAATCCTCTCAAGGGTGGTCAAAAGAAATTAGATAAGAACAAAGACGGCAAGATTTCTGGAGAAGACTTTGAAATATTAAGAAACATGAAATTTGGTGGATCTGTGAAACCTGTTAAAATGGGCGGTGGTGGCAATGTTTGTAAAGGCATGGGCATCGCAAGAGCAGGTGGCAAGTTTAAAATTAGATAATTATGGCAATTGAAAAAGTAAATGGGGTAGAGAACCCCGAACAACCACAAGGAATACAAGTTCCTTTACCTGAAGCAGAAATTACTCCGGGAGTGACTGAACTTGATGATGGATCTGCCATTATTGGTGAAATTCAACAAGAAATGCAAATGACAACACCAGTGCCATTTGACGCAAATCTAGCAGAATTTATTGATGAATCTGACTTAGGAGTTGTTTCAAGTGATTTAGTTGGTGCAATTGATGATGACATTTCATCAAGAAAAGATTGGGAAGAACAGTATAAAGGTGGTTTAGAATTACTAGGCATGAACTATGAAGACAGAGCGGAGCCTTTTGAGGGTGCATCTGGCGTTGTTCATCCATTACTAGCAGAAAGCGTTACACAGTTTCAAGCACAAGCGTACAGAGAGATGTTACCAGCAAGTGGACCTGTTAGAACACATATTGTTGGTGCAGAAAGTCCAGAACTTTTAGCACAAGCAGAGCGTGTTAAAAATTATATGAATTATCAAATAACTTACGAGATGGAAGAATATGATCCTGAGTTAGATCAAATGTTATTTTATCTTCCCGTTGTAGGTTCAGCATTTAAAAAAGTTTATTTTGACCCTTCTATGCAAAGGGCTGTTTCAAAGTTTGTTCATGCAGAAGATTTAATTGTGCCATACAATGCAACAGACTTACGATCATCTTCACGCATAACTCATGTAGTCCGTATGGGCAAAAATGAGGTTAGGAAGTTACAACTTCAAGGGTTTTATAGAGATATAGATTTACCCTCATCAGATAGTGGAGGTACCAATTATGATGAGGTCAAAGAAACAATAGATGATATTCAGGGTGTAGGAAAAGGCACAAGCGATAATGAAGAAATAACATTATATGAAATTCACACAGATTTAGATTTAATTGGGTTTGAAGATATTGGTCAAGACCAAGAACCCACTGGATTAAAAATGCCCTATGTCGTCACAATAGTGGAGAAATCTGGTGAAATATTATCGATCAAACGTAATTTCAATGAGGGTGATCCGTTCCGTAGGAAGATCCCTTATTTTATTCATTATAAGTTCTTACCTGGTCTTGGGTTTTATGGCTTTGGTCTTACTCACATGATAGGTGGGCTATCAAGAGCTTCAACATCAATACTTAGACAACTCATTGACGCAGGTACTTTATCAAACTTACCTGCAGGATTTAAAGCAAGAGGTGCAAGGATTAGAGATGACGAAACTCC